AACTGAGTTATCAGAAAGTGCAGCAGCCAGCTGGACAGGAGACAATACTATTTTTAACCCATCATCCATGATTCAACTCCATCTGTGTGAACGACATCCTTTTGAAATCAGGCAGGTAGGTGCCTTGATTAGATCTAACTTAAATAAACACTGTTTCTCTAAATCTTCGTTATCTGAATTATTCATTATTTGTTTTTAAAATAATATACTCAGGTCACTAACTATGGGGATTAACTCACACAGCAGGGTGCTAGCTAGTTTTATTATTTTACGGGGTTAGTCAGACGATGAAGCGGGCATTGCGTCAGTCGAGGGGGATGTTTTAAGTAGGATCGCAGATTAAAAAAGTCCGCACAGTTTTGATCTAGCGGGCTGGCGGAATCTGAATAGGCAACGCAATCCTATGAAATAAATTATTTTTTTCAATTCAACTTTGGCTCGTGTACCTAAACGTGTACCAATTATTGGATCTCATACCCCGGAGCAGCAGGGCAACTATAACGAATGCCCGGCGCTAGATTCAAAATAAAATGTTTTTCGAGAAAAGTGTTCACACTGTTCAATTTTGGTTTTTATGTATAAATATCAAATTTTTAGGTAGTGAATGGTTTGAGTCGTAATGTACATTAGTGTGCACTTTTGAAGATCACCCTAGCCAAGATGACAAAAAGCGACCTAAGCCACTATGCATAATGTGAAGTTATTAGGCGCTGCTGTTGTCAGTGGTCCGCTTAGTGCCAGAAGCGGACGTTGCTGCTACTAAAGAAAGTTAACACTTTGATGTGGTTATATGACCATTATATTCATTTGAGACTTATGGGTATAATTATTAACAGAATTGCACACTTCTATCCTTTTTTTATGAAATGCCAAGTATATACTTGATGAAAAAATATAAACATCACTATTATAAATATCAATTCAGCATGAGGCGCTGGGATATTAACATAGACGTAGACACGCCTTCGGTATACGGTATATATATAGTTTTTTTATTTGTTTTGTGAGCATCTATTATATTATCTCTAGAGCGAAAAAAAACATTAGGATGATATTTGTTGATGTACACACCAGATTGTTCTACTTTTTCGAACGCGTAATCACAATAAACGCTAACGCTCTTTAGACGAGTTGAAATATCGTCAATTGGTCTGGTGTCACCTTTTAATATTCTGACTCTGTAATTCGAGTCCACACCGACAATTAGAAAGCCACATAATTCCTTACAAGCTAGCAAATAATTTTTGTGACCTTGATGAAAAAGATCAAAAACTCCAGATGTATATCCAATTATCATATGCTACCTAAACGTTTTTATTGCTGATTTTTTTAAGAATAAACAGTCTAATTCGCGATAAACACCTAAATAAATATTCAGTCTTAAAGTAGACGGGGCATTCATTAACTCGCAATCTAATACTAACTTTAATGATTCTAACTGTTTATTAATTAAATAAGTAGGGGGTTGCTGAGCACTCCCTATACCGAAAATAGGAATAAAAATACTTTCGAAAGAGTTATTGATGCATTTCTCTATTGAATAGGAAATTATTTTCTTTATAGCGAGACTATCGTAACTTATTGTATTATCATTATTTTTTTTGATTGCGATCGCGTGAATAACACACTTCACCCCATGTTTCTGTAATTTCAAAGGTTGCGAAGGAATACATGTCCCTAGATTAAAATCGTTATACTTATTATGCTTATTCTTAAAGCGAGAAATATTCTCATACAGTGGATCAGATATAACATTTCCAATGTCATCCTTAGATGACGCCATATTTCTTACCCTTCCAGATATTGATGTGCTTGAAAAGCTTGCTAATTCTAAATCACTATTCTCAGATGTCACAATTACTTGAATATTACTTATATCTTCTATAGAACCAAAGAATGAGAATATATTTATATTCTTATAATTTATGATTTTATCTAAACTCAACTCATTAACTATCTTGTTTTTTGGAGATGTGGGGATTTTCATGAAAATAAAAAACAAAAACATTAAAATTAAAAGTTCCATTAATGCCAGCATGAGTGTTATTGAAGCACCTTTCCCTTTTAGAGACACTAACAAGGCACTAATATAATCAGGCAATAACGGCATAATCTTGCCAATAAAATCTGAGAATGGAACGTATTCTATAAAAAAATACAGAACTGTAAACAAAAAAATGGTGGCTACGTACTGAATACAACTGCTAAAAAAATTCTTATCTTGGTTTATTTTTTTCTTATAGTATAAAAAAGAATAATAAATATATTTAGGCTTAATCTTATATAGTATAATACAAAGCATAATGATTGATGTAGCAGCGACAATACAATAGGTGAGCATTAAGTTGTTAACTTTAAAGGAATTTATTTGTTATCATGGTACCACATCGAATGCAATGCTGTCTATAATAAAGGATGGGTTTAAATCGAGTCGATCAAATGAGGATTGGTTAGGGCACGGTGTATATTTTTTTACAGATGGTATATCAGACCCTCTTAAAAACGCAATTGAATGGTCTAAAAACAGACACGATGGCACCTGCGTAATAAAATCCAAGATTAAAGTAGATGATTCGGAAGTTTTAGATTTGAGAACTAATAATGGATTAAATATATATAACTTACACAGAGATAGCATCATTACCAATTACTATAATGAATTAGCCAAGAGACGTGACATCACTATAAAAAAAAGAAAAGACGCAAGGGTAGATGATTGTATAATTATGGGCCTTTTGCAGCAAAGTTTGAAGCATAAAGTAATTATCCATAATGTTTATATAAAGAACCAACACCAAAGAAAAATTGCACTGGAATCAAACTATCCAAATAGTACTGTTTTATGTGTAAATGAACCTTCCTGTATAGAGATTATTAAGGTTTTAGATGTTTAATTTGAAGATTGACACATTCTATATCCGTATAAATAATTCTGGCTGAATAGAGTACCAAATTTTTTAGCATGCCAATTTAGTAGATTATGAATCTGTTACTAGTCAATCTGTCCACTTTTCGCTCTTAGCGGGCCTTGGCTGACATTAACATTTGCATCAAATATAAAAAAACCGGCCTAAGCCGGTTTACGTGTAATGATGTTATCAGACGCTACATGCGGGCAACCAATCTGCTTCGCTGTCTTCATGTAGTGTGAGATTAGTTTGTATGCCGTTATTCGTTCTGCGCTTGAGCAGTACCCGCTCATACTCTTTCAGCGTTTGCGGCACTGCCTGCCCGAAAGCCGTCAGGCTGAGCGGGTGCTGATGCCCCCGCGATTCCATAAATGACAGATACGCATGATAGAGATAGCGCTTAGGGTTAATCGGGCGAATGTTGGCGTTACCGATAAACAGTCCGTTCGGCGTGCTCAGCGGCATCAGGTAGCCGCAGAAATCGACCAGCGGATCCGCCTGTCTCTTTATTTCCAGCGCTTCGCCGGATGATTGCTGCGCCTGCAACAGCTCGCGCGCTTCATCGGGTGACGCGAAGCGCTGCATTAGATGACGAACAATCACGGCCAGCTCGGAGCTGATTTTATCCAGTAACTGCGTGTCACGCTCATTAGCCGGTATCACTTCCGGGAACGTCAGGATAACCCGGCGACGTGACACGCCGCCGCTTCGGTCGCTGAAGCGCATCGGGTTATTGTTCACCGCCAGAATGACCGCCGGTATATGAGTTGAATAGGCGTCGCGGTATTTTGGATCGATGGCTACCGCGTCGCCGCCGGTTATCGCCTTGATGCCTGCGCCGTCGCCGCTCCATTTCTCCTGGTCAGGCAGGATAATAAGTGAGAAGCCCACCACGCTGGCGCGCTCGCGCGAGGATTCCAGCGTGTCGATGGTGGCGGACGTGGTGTTGTCTTTTCCGGCCAGCAGAGTGGCTATCGAGGCCATGACGCTTTTACCGCTGCCGCCGGGGCCGGTGACTTCGAGAAACATCTGCCAGTCATAGCGATTTGCCAGCACCATAAATAATGCCGCGAGGATGCGCTCCTGCTTGTCGTGATTATGTCCGGCTGCCCGCGTTAACCAGCACCAGAAGGCCGGGGCGTGGTCTGCGAGGTTCTCACTTGGGCGCGGGGCGGTGTAGTCCACGCTGTTGACTGTGCGCAGCCAGTGCTCGCGGCGGTGCGGGCTGAATGTGCCTGTCGTGGTGTCATACACACCGTTACGGAAACCAATCAGCCGGCGGGACGGTTCACCCATCTGCGGCACCATCAGCTTGAGCGTGTCCAGCACGCTGCCGATACCGGCGGCCGAGAACGGTGCGCGTACTTTCTGAAACAGCGCGGCGATTTCCCGGCGCAGCGTCTTCGCCTCCATCACCTGCCATGCGCCGTTCTCATAGCGTCAGATTTCCTCTCCGACTGGCGGCACGGCCAGCGCCTCCCCGTAATGGGCGACCAGCAGCTCGGCTTTCTGGCTGGCGCTCATGGCCTTCAGGTCGGCCTCGCTGACGGATTCAAACGGGCTGAGCGGCTGCGGCTGCGTGAAGTTGGTGAGCTGCGCCAGCGTGGCGATATCGCCCTGCGCCTGCCACACGTCGTTCCAGTCACCCGTTGTGGTACACGACAGAATGGCCTCATCCTTTACAGACGATGAGAGACAATCATGACCACCACGGAACAGAAACCTGCATCACTGGAACGCTTCGAGAAAGCTCGCGCGGAACATATCGAAAGGATGAAAGCCTATAACGGCATCTGCGGCGATATCGCCCGCTGTGAAAAAGAGCAACAGGCAGCCATCGAGGCAGGAAAAGAAGCCGAGAGCAACTGGCGCACGATCTTTCGCAACCTGCAAGGCAATCTCACCGACGAGCTGCGCGCCGAACATTCTCAGCGCATCGCCAGCCGTGAACTGGCCGATGAGTTCGGCGGGCTGCTTAAAGAGCTGGCGCTGGATAAGCAGGAGGCGATGCTGAAATGCTGTGGCAGTGGCAAA